GCCTGTCAAAAAGTAAATCCAACGTTACTAGCAATGCATCCTTATTACGTGGCTGAATGGACACCTAAAGAGATATCGAACTTTAGGCTCCGATCAGTCCCACGACAACCTCCAACGTCCGGGCCGGACCTTGGTATTGACGTGATTACTCAGGAATTAGGTCTAGAACCAAAAGTAATAGACTTAGAACCTGGAGAATATATCGAGGAATCCTTTAGTTCCCAGATAATTGCAGACCTTGAAGAAACGGGACACCGTCCTTCAAGGATTTTACCTTATGTAGCATCAGATGGAAGCGCGAGAGTGAAAATTCATTTCACAGTATGTAGGGGAACTCAGATGGGTCTGAGACTCTCCTTCCCGATACTGTGCCTATTACATCAATTTGCGACGAGAAACCATCCGAACGCGGTCATTTTTGGGGACGACCTGCTCGGAAGGATGTCGGAGAATCAAATCTGCGACTATCTCGGACGAATGGATGAATTGGGCTTCGTAATGAATGAATCAAAAACATTCAGATCCAGACGTATAGGTTGTTTCTGCGGAACCTTTTTTGACATGGCAAAAAGAAAACATATAATATTCCCAGATATTAAAATGATTCTTTCTCCAAAAATCGAAAAGGACGACAGAGACATAGATCCTATACTGACCTTCAAGGAAGTGTATAATCTCTTATACACGAACTCAAGAGGGGCGGTCCGGAAAAGAATCGAAAAGATTCCTGACGAGCACTTCCAAAACTTACAAAACAATATAAGAAAACGAATGCCAGTTCATGTGCCAGAAGAATTCGGTGGATTCGGATTACTCCCGTATACGCGATCGGGCTCCCAATTGAGCCTGAAAGCACGGTCTGTATATTCGAAACTAAGTGACCTTAGAAAATACGAATGGATGTCAAGGATGAGTTCCTGTTGGGCAACCAGTAGTATGACACCAAGAGTCAGAGAATTATCTTACGCACTTAAACACTTTGTCGAAAATCGATCAGTTGAAGCACCGACGAGGGTCGTGGATAGCACTATGTATGTTGAGAATAAACTCCGTCCAGACTTTATATTAAAGAAGGACGATATCAAGTTTGATGTGTCAATTTCTAACAAAGATATAAAATACAAACATGCACACGATTTACCTCAGGTGACTGAAGTTGTTGAACCCTTAACAGCAAAGATAATGTCAGAAATATCTTACTGTCTCAACGAACAACTGTCGAAGATTAACATTGAAAGGTATAGATTTCATAATATAAGCAAGAGAGCCCTTACTACACTTGGACATTTATTACATGAAGAACGTGAACTCCCATGTTATAACGTCAATAAACAACCAAGTAACAGCATGAGTTATGCCCTGACCTCGAGGTTAAGCCGAATATCTAAGCTTGTACATCATAGATATCGTTCAATCGCAAAACCAAAGAGGTATGTACCATTAACTCTCGCAACCGAACTAGCCGATTTGTTAGACTGTTCGGTACAAGAGATTTTTGCTTATATTAACATAAATAGTGAATATGACATGCTAGAAAACAATTTTCTTCTTAACTTGTTAAGAAGATTTGATTCTGGTCTCGAACAGAGACGACGCGACCGCACAATCAAGCGGTACATGAAAATGTTAGATATTATGGAACGCACCAATAAATACTACGCTCGTCTCGAACGAAGAAGGCTTAGGGAAGAGAACTTTTCACTAACCGAATCTGAACGTTTACAGAAAGCGGAAGACGAAAAGAATCTCGAACGCCTAATGTTGAAATATTCACCAGGCAAAATGGAAGAAGAACCCCAGATAGATTACGACAAAGAATTTCCTGAACTCAACCCAACTATACAGTCAGAAGGTGTTGTTGGCACCACTGAATGGATACTAGGGAAAAATATCAGGAATACTGGAATAAGTTGGAGTAATCTGTCAAAAGGATCC